TAGATGACAAGTCAACAGCATCAAAAACAGAAACTCTTACAAATAAGACTCTGACATCACCAGTACTTACTACACCAGATCTTGGAACACCTTCAGCAGCAACACTTACAAATGCAACTGGTCTTCCAGTATCAACTGGTATTTCAGGTCTTGGAACAGGAATTGCAACATTCCTTGCAACACCAAACTCTGCAAACCTTTTAGCAGCAGTAACTGATGAAGTTGGAAATTCGAGTGGTGCAAAGTTAGTATTCAATAACAATGCAAACTTCCAAACCGCAGTTAGTACTCCACAACTTGTTTTAACCGACGTAAGCACTGCAGCGCTTGGTACAATTGAAAGTAGTCATGTAGGAACAATATCAGGTACTACTTTAACAACACTTACAACTATGGATGAAGCAGTTTCAGGATTTGAAACTTCTAAATTAATACTTTCAATGAGAAAAGGTAACGATATTCATATGTTTGAAGTTCTTATGGGACTTGATGGAAATGGCAACGTTTATCAAACAACTTATGCTGAAATTATTAGCAATGAGTCTCTTGGTGATCTATCATTTACAGTAACAGCAGGTGTTGTTAGTGTTAAACTAACTCCAACCACTGTAGGAACTCTTGCATATACATTAAATAAAAAAATGTTTAAGTAGTTTAAAATAAAAAAAATAGGGGGAAATAAATGGCAACAATAGACAAAGACTTTAGAGTCAAGAATGGATTAGTCGTAGCAAGTGGCGGTACATTTGGCGGGACAGTGGTAGTAGGAACTCCTACAGAAAACTCTCACGCAGCAACTAAAGCATATGTAGATTCAGCAGGAATGACTGTTGGCGCTACTGCCCCTGCTTCACCAAATAATGGACAGCAATGGTTAGATACTTCAACAAATAGAGTAAACTTTTATTATGATGGTTCTTGGTATACCCAAGCAACTATTGATGATACAAGCAATCTTCCACAGCATATTCACGATACAGCAATTGATGGAACTGGTTTCATAGTATCTCAGTTCTATGATGGCTCAACATTCAATAGCCCACAGGGTGCAGGTTTAGATGCTGGAGGTCCAAGTACATCAACTTGGACAGTAGTATTTGATGGCGGAAGTGCAGTAGATAACTTCAATTAAAAAGGGGTTATAATAAGATAGTAAATGGGCAGCACCCATAAGGAGAAATAAAATATGGCAACAAGAATGCAACAGCGTAGAGGTACTGCAGCACAATGGACTGCAGCAAACCCAACTTTAGCAGCAGGCGAAATCGGTTTTGAGACAGATACAAACAAGTTTAAAATGGGTAACGGTTCTTCAAACTGGGTTGCGCTAACATATTTTGCTAATAACTCAGCATTAACAGACCTCCTTACAGGATCCCCAGAGGCACTAAATACCTTGGATGAAATTGCAGCAGCAATTAATGATGATCCAGCATTTTTCACAACAATAGCAACAAACTTATCAACTCATGCATCTGATACAACATCTATTCATGGAATTACAGATACAGCGCTACTTGCAACACAGTCATATGTTGCAGATCAAATTGCTTCAGTAACAGGAGACTATTCAACTCTTGCTGGTGTAGGAATTGACTGGAATGCTGATACAGATGCGTTTGATATTGCTAATACTGTAGCAACTACAGCAAATATAACTGATCATAACGCCGATACAACAGCAGTTCACGGTATTGCAGATACTTCACTTCTTGCAACTACAGCAAATGTATCAACTGCTCAAACTGCAGCAGAGACTACAGCATCTGGATATGTAACAACACATAATTCAGCAACAACAAATGTTCACGGAATTGCAGATACTGCAGTATTAGTTACAACAACTGGAACACAAACTTTAACAAATAAAACAATTACATCTCCTGTAGGAATTACAAAGACAGATGTAGGCCTTGGAAGTGTTGATAATACAGCAGATGCAGATAAGCCAGTTTCAACTGCACAGGCTACAGCAATTTCAACTGCTAAAACAGAGGCTATTGCAGATGCAACCGCTCAGGTAACTGCAGTTCTTGATAGTGCTCCAGCAGCACTAAATACTCTTAATGAACTTGCTGCAGCACTTGGCGACGACGCTGATTTTGCAGGAACAATAACAACAAGTCTTGGATTAAAGGTAGACTCACTAACACCAATTAGTGCAAAGACAGCATCATATACACTTTCATCATTAACTGAAAGAGATGATTTAATTGAAATGTATTCAGCATCAGCAGGAATAACTCTTTCAATCCCAACAGATGCTACATTAGATTATCCAATTGGAACATCTATTGATATTCTTCAAACTGGAGCAGGACAGGTAACAATCGCAGCGGTTACACCTGGAACTACAACAGTTAACTCAACACCTGGCTTAAAACTTCGTGCACAATGGTCATCTGCAACTCTCTTTAAGAGAGCAGCAAATACATGGGTTGTCTACGGCGACTTGACAGCGTAATACAAAATTCAATAAGAAACTAGGAGAATAACATGGCAGCAGGAAAAAAAGCAGGTAGAAAGTCTCAAGCGTCTAACGACTTCTTAGAGCCTTTAGCACCAACAGGTGCTACAGCAACAAACGTAGGAACAGCAAGAGCCTTTAATAATGGTTCAGCAACCGTTTCTTTCTCTCTACCAGCACTTTCTCCAGCAGCCACATCCTTTACAGCCACATCTTCTCCTGGAGGATACACTGCAACTGGCGCTAGTTCACCACTTACAGTAACTGGTCTTCAATCTAATACTGCATATACATTTACAGTAACAGCAACAAATGCTGCAGGAACATCCGCTGCTTCAGCAGCATCTGCTTCAATTACTGCAACAACAGTTCCAGCAACACCTTCAGCACCAACTGTAACTACACAGGTTAATCAGGATAACGTTTCTTGGTCTGCCCCAGCAACTGGTGGATCTGCAATTACTGGATATACTTGGGCATCTTCTGATGGCAAGGGTGCAACAGTAGGATCAGCAGTAATAACTGCTGCAGTTACACAAGAAGGCGGAACTGCTCAGACCTATACTGTTTATGCAACAAATGCTAATGGTAACTCTGCAGTATCTCCAGCATCTAACTCTGTTACCACTACCCCACCATTCTTCCCACCGTTCTTTCCACCGTTCTTTCCGTTCTTTCCACCATTCTTCCCACCATTCTTTCCGTTCTTCCCATTCTTTCCACCATTTTTCCCACCATTCTTTCCACCTTTCTTTCCACCATTCTTCCCATTCTTCCCATTCTTCCCACCTTTCTTCCCACCATACTTCCCATTCTTTCCTAACTTTTATGGAAACCTTGGTTGTATTGAAGCAGAGACTGAGTTACTTACTCCAACTGGTTTAGTTAAGGCTAAAGATCTTCAAATTGGAGATACAGTCTACTCAATAGACCTAAATGAGATGGGTCCAGACGAAGAAGACACATACATGCTATGGAGTTCAAACTCCTTAACAGCAAAAACTGCAGGATACGTAGAGGCTACAATTACAAACATTAGTCTTTCTGTTAAAGACAAGGTAGTATTCTTTAATAATAATAGATCAGCCTCGTACTCTCTTACACAGCCAATCTTTATTAAAGACGCAGAAGGTACGTTTGGAATGAAAATTTCTTACGACATATGTGTTGGAGATACGCTAATCAAAATACTTGCTGATGGATCAATAACAGAAGAGTTGGTAATCCGTATAGGATACACAGAACTTCCAGAAATATCAACTTACGCTATCTCTGTTGAACCGTATGACTGGTTTATCGCTGGTGGATTCTTAGTTCACAATAAGTAATAAAAGATAATACCCCCTTAAAGAAAAATCTAAAAGGGGGTATTTCTTTTTCATAAAATATGGTATCATTAGTTATAGAGAAAAAAGGGACAACATGAATTATCATACTTTGCCAGAAGCAAATATTAACGATGAAAACTCTAACCACTGGTTTACAAAAGATAGATCAGAAACAGCATCAAACAGAATTCCTAATAGACAACTAGATGAAAATATTGTTGTTGAAAATCTTGGACTAGGTTTGCATGTCTACCATGATACATTTTCTTTAGATGATGCCAACAGATATATAGAAACTCTTGAGTCAAATTTAGGAAAAAATGGAAAATATAGTTGGTCAGAAGCACAAGTAACAAACTCTTCAACGCCAATTAAAAAGGCAAGAGACTGCGTAGACTTTAAATATAAACAAGAAAATTTAGGGCCTAAAAATGATACTAATTCAGAATTAATAGATTTGCACGAAGAAATATATCAAAAACTTAAGTATTGCATTGATGATTATGCAAAGTACTGGGGTATCAATGTAGTATATTATGAGGCCTTTAACTTTGTTAAGTATGAAGGAGAAGGCACACACTTTAATATTCATGCAGACCATGGACCAGCCTACAACTGTACAGTGTCTGCTGTAATATATATCAACGATGATTATAAAGGCGGGGATTTAAAATTCCCACGATTAGACAATCTTATTATTAAACCAAGAGTAGGAGATATAGCGGTATTTCCATCAAACTATATTTATGAACATGCCTCACTACCAATGGAGTCAGGAACAAAGTACTGTGTAGTTGTTATGACAGATATTAATGAGATAGGTCATAAGAAATGAGCATAAAATCTAATCTTGTTATTTTTAAATCATACAGACCATGGCTAAATAAAAAAAGTTTATCTATTCCAGAACCAACACAGAATGTAATTCCTGAGTGGTATAAAGATGCAGATAGATTTGCAAAAATGCCAAATGGAGAATATTGGAAAGCAACAAAAGAAGTTTGTCCATTTCCAAAAGAAGGAACAACAGATGATTTTGGTAAAATTCCTACATGGAAAGCATGTCCAGCAATCCTGGATGCATTTACAACAGGATATATATTTAAAACCCCATGCGATTTAATATTTTTTAAAAACAGTCAGGGAGTTATTAATGTTAAAATTGAAGATGAAAAATATAAAGATTTTTGTACTCAAAGGCCTCCAATGCCACAGTTTGAACATCCCAAAGGATATTATCAAAACCATTTTGCCTGGAATTCAATTTGGGGTTTAGAGTTACCAGAAGGCTATAGCACATTGCTTATGACCCCAATGAATAGGTTTGATCTTCCTTTTTTAAATACTACTGGTGTCGTTGATTCTGATAAAGTCCATCTACTTGGAAGTTTTCCATTTTTTATTGTAGATGGATGGGAAGGAACTATTCCAGCAGGAACACCATATATGCAAGCACTTCCATTTAAAAGAGAAAACTGGGAACATCAAATAGACATCCTGGATCAGTCTAAAATTTATGATAAAGTTAATAATAACGTAAAGTTTTACCGTCAGCCTGACGGCGGGGTATATAAAAATAAAATTTGGTCAAGAAGAGAATATAGATAGGGATAAACTATGCAAACATGGACAGAAAAACAAGACCTTGGCAATGGAATCTTTTGCTACAAGGGAGTAATTAAAAAAGAGATTGATGTTATAGGTAGGATTGAATCCAACCTCAAACCAGTAGGAGATACATCTGGATATGCATGGCAACCAGCGTATGTTGGTTATCAGCAATTAATGCCAGAATACCGTGACTGCAATGATTTTAAGTTTAAAAAAACAGATATAGAAAATGATAAAAGCAAGATTAGTCTAAACCTTCAGTCTTTGTGGCAGGACTTATATGATGTTAAACTGCCTGCGGTTGAAGACTACTCAAGAATGTATAATATTAATAATTTAAAGTACTGGGAGGCGTTTAACTTTATTAAGTACGGCCCAGGACAACACTTTATGGAACATCATGATCACGGATTTTCATATAACTGTACTCTTTCTTTGGTTGCATATCCGAATGATGACTACGAAGGAGGAGAACTTTTCTTTAGATTACAAAATCTAAAAGTTAAAGCAGATGCTGGAGATCTTTTTATTTTTCCATCAAACTTTATGTATCCTCATCAAGCAATGCCAGTGACTTCTGGAACCAAGTACTCTATTGTTACTATGTTAGATTATAGTAAAAAGTTCCACACTCAAGAAATGTATAATGCAGAGGCCGACTAATGTTTAAAATTTCAGTTGAAAAAACACAAGGATGTTCTTTTGTTGTTCAACCAATGTCAATAAAAAGAGATTGGATGGAAGAAACATCAGAAGGGCATGCATATAGATGTTTTCCAGTAACACAATCAAACGTTATTGGTTGGAGCCTTTCTTGTATTAATGATATAGAGTTTATCTGGGACGGTATTAATGATCAAAGCCCAGACCACATTGATATAATAAAAGCACCTGAAGGATCTTACGAAGGAAGAGGTCAATCATCTATTAGTTTTCATACTGGTTTAATTTTTAGAACTGAAGAAGAAGTTAGTCTTTTTACCATAAACCCTGTAAACTATTTTAGTGATGATTTTGAAACAATGTCTAACCTAATCAGCACATCATTCTACGACAATCCACTTCCACTAGCAATTAAGGCAAGAAAAGCAAATGAAAAAATAACAATAAAGGCTGGAACACCAATAGCAACAATAATTCCAATATCTTTGACTAACTTAAATAATAGTACAATAGAAATTGTTGATTATAAAGATCCAGATAGATCAAGAATTGAGTCAAATATTGCTTATGGAGAAGCAGCCCAAGTTGTTAATTCTTCTGGTCAGTGGACAGATTGGTATAGAGATGCAGTAAATGAAAAACAAGAGTCTTTGGGTAGCCATGAAGTAAAAGTTTTAAAACTTAAAGTAGAAGATAATACTAAAAATAGATTGGGTGGTATAATTTAAACATGAACAACTTAGACAATGTAGTGGTTAGAAAACCTTCAATGACTCCTTCTGGATGGTTTGGAGATAGCAAAGACATGATCGTTGAGTTAGAAAACTTTATGACTCAAGAAGAGATGGACTTTTTAGAAAAGGCTGCAAAATCTTTAACTATTTGGGACGTAACACAAAGCCATGTAAACGAAAATGGAACAGTTGTTTATGATTCAGATTATTGGAAAGACAGAGTTGCCACTCAACCAACATTAGATAAAAATGATCCCTCTATATCTCCAATAATCGCTGGATTATTTAAAAGACTAAAGCCAATAATTGAAGAATTTTATAAAGTAGAGGTCACCCCAACTGGAACAACTATTGTCAAATGGCTTCCAGGACAATTTCAAAGACCTCACGCAGACAAAGAACTGCATGATGGACCAGATGCTGGATTACCAAACGACTTTCCAAACTATGACCTATCAAGTTTATTTTATTTAAATGAAGACTATGAGGGTGGAGAACTATATTTTCCTCTACAGGGAGTACAGTTTAAACCTAAAAAGGGTGCTGCTTATTTTTTCCCAGGAGACAAAAACTATATTCACGGAGTAACAGAAATAAAAAGTGGATTAAGGTTTACATGCCCTTTCTTTTGGGAAATTACAAAGCACACTGGAGACAGGAAGCCATAAAATGACTAATAAAAATCTTGAAGCAGTAGAAATATATCCTAATATTATTGTATATAAGAATATGTTTAAAGATATTTCAAAGTCATACAAAGTTTTAACAGATTCTTTAATTGAGACAGAAGATAGGGTTTTTAGTCCTTGGACACAATGGTCTATTTTTGGAGACTACCTAAATCCAATAGTTCCTATTTTTTCTATGTCAGAAAAGTTTGGAAATTTAAAAAATATAGAAACAACCACACAAGTTCAAGAAGATCAAAAAAACTTTGCTATTGAAATGATGGAAAACTTTCATTTAGTTACAGAAGACTATATTAAAACCTACGGCATTGATGTAGACTTAAATGCAACATCTATTAATGAATTAGGTGAGACGGTTCCTACTTGGAGATGGACTGGTGGAACAATTGGAAAATACCATGTAAGTAATGAAACTGAAAAACATGGTATGAGATATCACTCAGATTATATGCCAGAACAAGGACAAGCCCCAGGATACAAATTTATAATAACCTGTACAATTTACTTTAATGATGACTATGAGGGTGGAGAGGTTGACTTTGTTATGG